AATTGGGTTAACTATGTATGCCGTAAATGCAGCACCTATCTCTGTTGCGTTAGCGACAATCTGATTGTATAACTTGGCACCCTCTGTTAGCCATAAATTAGAAATGGGCTCCCATAATGCTAAAGCCTGTTGCTTAAGCGTAGCCAGAATATTAGTTCCCGCCTTCATATTCTTAGCTTTGCTTTCAGCCTCAGTCTCCAATAATCTATTAATGTTAGTAAACGCAGTAACAGACTCCCCTAGCTGATCTGTTAGAACCTCAGTCCTTCTGCCTAAGCCACCACTAGCAAGACCAGCCAAGTTAGATTGCCAACTCTTAGTTGTTACATTCGCAGTCTTAACAGATTCAAGAAGAATGCTGACAAGTTGTTTCTGAGATGTGTTTTCCGTTATTCGATTCCTTAGGTCTCGGATGCCTAACCTAGATGCCTCCATATCCATCTCAGCACCACCAGTCAAGACTTTCATAATCTTAGCTAAGTCTTGTTCTCCTCGACCTCCAAGCATACCAGCAACCTCACCAACTGCACCAGCAAACTCTTCACCAAGACCTTCCATCATCCCCATGTCTTTAGTCTCTTGAGTTAATGCATTCATAGCCCCAACTAGCTTTTCAGCATTAACCCCATACTCGTACTGAGCTTTAATCGTAGCCTCTGCGACAGAGTTAAGACCTTCGTTGGTCATACCCATCGAGGTTTGCATCCCCTCAAACGACCCCATTAGAGCTTTGGAATCACGCCCTGCCAATTTCTGAATTTGAGCTAACTGAGCCACTCGTAATGTATTACCACGAAGCCCAGCGTCAAACATATCCATTGTAGTCCCCAGCTTCTGACTGAGAATCCCAGGCATCTTATCAAGCTGACCACCAAAGGCTGTTTGAAATCCACCAAGGGTTTTACCCATCCCCAATGCGCGTTCTTGTAATTTATCCGCAGCCTGAAGACCAGAAGCAAAAGCTTTCGCAACATTTTTAAGGCTAATGTCTAGACCAGTAACAGATTTAACTAAACTACCAAACCCACCAATAAGTTTCTTAGCTAACCCAGGTAAACTCCCAATGACCTTGAGGGGAGACATAAGACCTTTGATACCTAGATTCAATGCACCCATTTGGATTTGCATCCTCATCATTTGTTTTGCTAAACCTATGTTATTTTGCGGCTTCTCTTTAGCTTCGGGATCTGATTTAGGTTTTGCTTCTTCTTCTGCCATTAGTTTTCCTCTGCGTATCTAATATGCTTTATATTATACATTGATCCCAACCTATAAGTTTTATAAGTATCGGGTTGTCTCTGTCCTGTAGTATATAGGTTCTCTAGATTATCCAAAGAAGTAATCTGCCCAGCGTCAATGTTCACACATTGTATCAAAGTATTCCCTAAAGGACTAGCAAAACTTATATCTCCAACTAACATTCCAATAACTTCTAAGTGTCTAGTTCTTCTACCATGTTTTTTGTATCTGGTCATGCTTCTTTTGCCAGTTATCCACTCGACCCCCCCACCTTCTTTATTAGTTTTTATTTCTATTAAAACATATTTGAATACTAATATGCTCCCTGCTGGTAGGATTTTAAGCTCTTCTTTGGCTACAGGGTAACGAAGCTGCTTAACTTCAATGTTCTTTTCTTCCCGCCCCTGAACCTCTCTAGCCAAGGGTTTTAAAAAATCCAAAAATTTCTTAGAAAATGCAGTCATCTTGCTTATAATATATAGAATACCTAATGGACACTAATTTAGATATAGACATCATAGACTTCTTGGACTTAATAAATGTTACTTTAAGTTCTTCTTTCATAGAAAAATGGAAATATAGATATTCAGAGAAATTTATAAAGCAGTTTCAGCTAAAGCTACTACAGTCTTTAAATAAACAGAAGCCTTTAAAGATGAATACTCTTTATAATTATTTAACTAAAAAGTGTAGTTATTCCCCTGAACAGGTTCATAACTTCTTCAAAGCTATAGATATAGACTGCTATTACCCTTTAATTATAGGAAAACTAAAAACCTAAGTTTTCTTTTTGTAGCCCTTAATATTCTCCGCTATAGTTTCTGGCTTCTCAAATACTGGGCAAAGGGTCTTGTATTCGCACCAGTTGCAGAACTCATTCCTTGATGCATTAAGATCAGTCTTTTTACACTTCCTGATCTTCCATACTTCATCGACCACCTTCTTGATATGGGCATTGATCTGGTTAGGAGAATATCTAACGCTGACAAAGTTGTTAGTTAATGGGTAGTAATGTGCAGCAGTAATGTTTCCCAAAGGCACACCATACAACTTATGTACTGCCAAAACATAACCCTTTAGTTGATCATCTTGGAATAGTTCCACTTTACTCTTTTCTCTCTTAGAGGTCTTGTAGTCTATAACTAAGTAGCCTCCCTCTTTCCCTTTGATCACCCTATCTATGATTCCATTCAGAGTAATATCCTCTTTAAGCTCCAGTTCGAATCGTTGTTCTGTGGAGATGTTCTCCGATAGCGAAGCGTTGAATCTTAAAAAGTTATCTATACAGATTCGCGTTCTGTCATCCTCATCTTTGATGTTGTAGGTTTCTTTGAACTCTTCTGCTAACTTGTTTAGCTCCTCCCTGCTGGTCGCCCCCACCCCGTCCTCAAAAATTTTGTGGATATACGACCCAAAATTAAGCGCATTTTGGTTTAATGGTTTGGGACCGTTGACCCTATCGACATAGCGATAGCGGTACTTCAGACGGCATTGCTGGAAAGAATTTAATTTTGAATTGGATACTGTTGAAATAAACATATGGTAAAACCTCACTACATTATAGAGTACTTGACCCAGAATTTCGGTCAGGTAGGTCGATTATCCGCAAGCGGTAGGGAGTTTATCATGCCTTCTATCTTGGTGAGCAGCGATTATAAGTGTCATTTTTCTATCAATATTGATACGGGACTTTGGCAGGATTTTAAGACAGGTGAGGTGGGGAACTTCGCAAAATTTTTAACCATAGTTGAGAACATTACCTACGAGAGAGCAAAGGAAAAAATCTTCCTTCTAGAGTTTGAGGGTGGTGAGGAGCTTTCCGTTGTCCCCCCTGGACCGACAGAAGAGGAGTTCCCAGAACACTTAGTTCCCGTTAATGTTGATTCGCATTCTAGTGAAGATACAACTTTAAAGAGAGCCTGGGTTCTTTTGTATGAAAGACATCTCTTTAACCTTGATCGTTTTGAAGACGAGCCGTATTATATTGCGACTGAAGGGAAGTACAAAGACAGGCTGATTGTTCCGTTTAAAAATGAAAACAATGATATCTTCTATTTCCAAGCACGGGCGTTAAACAACCAAACCCCCAAATATTTAAACCCTATGGGAGGGGTTAAGCCCTCGGATATCTTATATCCATTCGATGAAGAACAAGAGTATGTAGTTGTCTGCGAGGGACCTCTAGACGCTATCTCCTTGCAGCTAGAGGGGGTCAACGCTACCTGCACAATGGGGTGTGTGGTGTCAGAGACTCAAGCCGATATTCTACGCGATTTTGGGGGGAAAATCATCCTAGGTTACGACAACGACAAGGCAGGGATCAGGGGGATCGAAAAGTTTGAAAAGCTCAGAAAATGCAAAATTATGCCAGAATTCTATGTTATTCCACTACCCTCAAACTGCAAGGATTGGAATAATGCAAAAATTCAACAAGTAAACCTATCAGAATGGGTTACAGAGAACACCGCAAAATACGATTACACCTACAAGGTGATAAACGGTCTCAACTTACTATGACTGTAAGTGGGGGACTCACATAGGTTTGGTTCAGCATGGTATACTTTACCGTAATTTGATACGGACCTGTTAAAGTACCAAAAGTTCCCGCTGCCCAAGCAGTTCCAAACTTGCTATCTTCTGGATCCCAGCTAAAGACTAAGGTATTATCTGAAGTAACATCAACCAAAGCAGAGGTATCAGAGTATCCAGAAACATCAACCCTAGCTGGGAATCCATGCTCTTCATTTAATTTTTCAATCTTTATTTGAGGATTAGAAATAACATTATGCTTAAAGATGTTTTTAATTTCTTCAGACAGTCCACTATTCCCGACTGTAATATCGTTTGTAATCTTCAAGTCTATTTTAGAGCCTAAGGTAATATGTCTATTACTTAAGTTCGGACGAGTAGTTAGTAATATTGGTTCCGTAGTGGTATAGAAGGTGTCATTGAATAAAGTAAAATCACTAATTAAAACTTGGAAATCAGAGTTCGCAAGTAATTTTACAAGCCAAACATCAATGTAATCAGTAGAAACATCTGCGCTTGCTGCGACCGTTACACTAGACCCGTGATAATCATATCCTCCAGTAGGAGGATTTTGCCCATCTAAGACAACAACATACTCTCCAGTCGCCACCTTGAAAATTCCACTAGCCCCTAACGCGTAGAGGCTCTCAGGTAACGACGAATTGCTTAGATTTTGTTGATTCGGACCAGTTCCAAAATGAGCCTTGATATCTGCGGCTTCTACTGTTGAGGCAACAACATTATTTGAAATAATGTTGTTTGGTGCAATATTTGCTGCCTTTTGGAATACTGTTACCCCGCTAAATGCGTAAGGATCAACGGGTTGTCCATCATTGTAAAAGAATACTCTTAATCCAGTCCTAGAACTGAGATTAGGTCTATTGTGTCTATCAACGAGATCTATTCCGTTTAATTGCATCGTTCTCCTGTTTCACCTCATCTGAAAATAGTTTAATAAATGATGTTCGCTCGGATTTAAGCATACCCATAACATCTTTATAACTAAAGCCAACTCTATGCACAAGTATATAGGCTTCCATAATCAAAGAATTATTATCAATATAGATTTCTAACTCTTGTAAAAAAAATTTTCATTGAGAGGCAACTCCATTTCGTAGGCTGCGTTACAGGTGGGACACTTAAAATCTACCTTTGGGTCAATACCCCAATCTCCACCTGAAATTTCTTTCATTATACGATGCATATCTTGAATGGGTAATTTATCCATTACCTTTGTAATAACATAAGGATCTGTCTGACCATCAATAGACACAACAAATCTCCACATATTTTTTGCAATACGGGCTTCGTCACCTGTGATGTAAATTTCATCTCTAATCTTAGGGAATCTAATGACTGCCGTTTTCTGAATAACAGGCAGCGAAAATTCATGAGGATCTGATACATCCTCTGGCATAGGGGTTATTCGCACATTTTTTAGATCAAATTTCGTATCGCATTTACTAGAGCATTCTTTGCAGGTTGCCGTAGTCTCAAAATCGCTCCCGTAAGTCGCTTCCCGTAACTTTAGAAGAGCATAAATCTTATCAAAAATATACATATCGTTGACATTAACATTATTCAAACACCTATCTAACAAAATAGTTAAAACATCACCACCCGCTCCTTTAGCTTTAGAGGCAATCCTTTCATCTTCATAGGTCATGGGACGAATCGTAATTGGTTCACTTGGATTTTTTAATTTATAGTACCTGTTCCCTGAAGGAGGCAAGATTGGTACTTCGATTTCCGCAGGAAGGAATTCTAGAATAGCATCAATAGCCGCATCCTTTTCCTGGTCATTGCCTAAGTTTTGTTTTTGTTCATTCATATTTTTATTTCCCTAATACTATAATAGTTAGTATGAATATTGAAATAGGAAATTTAAGATCAAAACTAAACACAGACAATCCAGAACTTATGGATGCTCTGTATAAGTTGTTCTCTTTTAAAGTTCCTGGATCTGAATACTCTACTGCGTATAGATCCCGACGATGGGACGGCAAGCAGCACTATATCTCAAGAAGTGGTGTGTTCAAAACTGGATTACTTTCAAGGGTATTAAACACTCTAAAAAAGATTGATTGTTTTCCTGAATTAATATACCAAGAAGACAGAACTATTATAGTACAAAAAGATTGGAGTATTCCAAATTTTACTTACTACTCTTTCCAAGAGCAGCTTATAGAGACAGCGTTAAAAAATACTAGAGGGATTATAAAAGCACCGACTGGATCAGGAAAAACCTTAATTATGGCAGGGCTAATAAAAGCGTTAGCTGGGCGTAAAATGGTTCTGTTATTTAATGCTAAACAATTGCTAACGCAGACTTATGATTTTCTTACTGAAACTTGCGGCATGGATAATATTGGCCTTTGTTTTGGCGAGGGTTATATTTACGGGGATATTATGCTTTGTACTGTCCAGAGCGTTGGAAAAATCCTCGAAACGCACTTGGAAGAAACCGAAGTATTAATGGTAGATGAATGCCATGAGTTTGCAAACGGAAAAACAACTCTAGCTGCCATTCAATCTTTTCCAAAAGCCACATATAGATATGGGTTCACCGCAACACCCCCGTCTGATAACATCCCACTACATAATTTAGAGGGAGCTTTAGGTGAAGTAACTGAGGTTGTCAGTACTTCCAGCCTTGTTGAAGAAGGTAAGCTCACAAAGCCTATAATATACTTAGTGGATAGACAATATACCGCTAGTGGTTTAGATGATGATAAAGCGTACTTAGAGGTATATGAAGACTACATCATAAATAATGATGAACGAAATAATAAAATTAGGACAATAGTTAATGAAATCCGAAACAAAAACAGAAGAGGTCGCATCCTTATTCTTACCAAATCACTTGATCACGGAAGAGCCTTGGAAAACTTACTTGGAGGCGAGTGCCAGTTTCTTGAAGGGGCGAACAGCATCGGAGAGCGGTATAACAGTATTTCTAGATTCCGAGGATGTAGAGATTCTAGCGTCCTCATTGGTACTAAAATCCTCCAAACAGGGATTAACATTGAAGAAATTACCCACTTCATTAACGCCAGAGGTATGAAATCAGAGATAGCTACGCTACAAGCTTTGGGAAGAGCCTTGCGAAGGCATGACTCCAAAGATAGGGTTTATGTGTATGATTTTCTAGACAAAGAAAAATACTTAAAACAGCACTCTAATGCAAGAAAAAAGTATTACAAACGAGAAGGACATGAGGTAGAAAAAATTGAAATCCAATAAACAAATACAAAAAGAGTACTATCAACTACGAGAAACAGAGATTAATAACTTAAAGATAATAAAATTAGAAATTGATAGTTTTATTAAAAGAAACAAGGTTGATGAAGAGGGTTTGCGACAACTTAATAACTTTACCGCAGCCTTTACTGCATTTAAAGAAGCTTATCTTTCTAGATTTATTAACTCCCTTAAACAAGGGCACATGGTTGATTAGTTCTCTAAATCAGGGATAGATATTTCTGGGTTTTCCATCTTCAACTTTAAACCCCAGTTTTCCATATCGCGCCTTGTCCAGTTGTCTTCCAACTTCTCTTCTAGCATATCGAGCTTATAATTAATATTAGTAAGCTGAGTGCTTATCCAGACCACACCTCCACAGAGGGCAATCACCATACCCAAGGGCATTAAGGTTTCTTTTGATATGGTCATTTTTTTT